CCAGCAGGATTTAAACAACGAGGTGTAAGAGTTAGAGATGAAGCAGCTCCAATACAACCAGGTGAATTTAAAGATGTGGATGCACCAGGTGGATCATTACGTGATGCATTTTTTCCATTACCATACAAAGAACCATCTCAAACATTATTAAACTTATTAGGTATAGTTGTACAAGCAGGTCAAAGATTCGCGGCGATTGCTGACATGCAAGTGGGAGATGGTAACCAAGCAGCCGCAGTTGGAACCACAATTGCTCTTCTCGAGAGAGGCTCACGAGTCATGTCAGCAATTCATAAGAGATGTTATGCAGCAATGAAAAAAGAATTTAAATTATTAGCAACTGTAGTTTCACAATATTTACCACCAGAGTATCCGTATGATGTTGTTGGTGGTGCAAGAAATGTAAAACAAGCTGACTTTGATGATAGGATCGATGTAATACCAGTTGCGGATCCAAATATTTTTTCAATGTCTCAAAGAATTACTTTAGCACAAACACAATTACAGATAGCAACATCAAATCCACAGCTACATAACATGTATCAGATTTATAGAAATATGTATGAAGCAATCGGTGTAAAAAATGTAGATGCAGTATTACCTGCGCCAGCGCCAACAGCACCGATGGATCCAAGCATGGAACACATTAATGCTTTAGCTGGTAAACCTTTTCAAGCTTTTCCTGGTCAAGATCACAGAGCACACATAACAGCTCACTTAAACTTTATGTCTACTAATATTGTTAGAAATAATCCTGCGGTTATGGCTGCGATACAAAAAAATATACTGGAACATATTAGTTTAATGGCACAAGAACAGGTACAATTAGAGTTTAGAGAACAGTTACAACAAATGATGATGATGCAACAGATGGTAGCGACTGATCCAAGGATGCAACAACAGCTACAAGCACTCACAAATCAGGTCGAGGCAAGAAAATCTGTGTTAATCGCAGAGATGACAGAAGAATTTATGAAAGAGGAGAAGCAAATTACATCACAATTTGACAATGACCCTCTTTTAAAACTAAAATCTCGTGAAGTTGACCTACGTGCGATGGAAAATGAACGAAAAAGAGACAATGACGAGGCTCAACAAGACCTTGCAAGAGCAAGATTGATGCAACAAGGCGATATTGCAGAGGATAAAATGGATCAAAACGAAGATTTAGCAAAATTACGTGCTGGAGTTAGCCTTGCAAAAGCAGGAGTTCAAAAAGCAGCAGTTATTACGGAGGATAATTAATGCCATTAAACAAAAAAGGTAAAAAAATCATGAAATCCATGAAGAAACAATATGGAAAGAAGAAGGGTGAAAAGATATTCTATGCATCTAAGAACAAAGGTGTTATAAAAGGGGTAAAAAAAGGAGC